TTCCGCAACTTTGGATTTTTTAGTGAAGTCTGAGAGACTTTTCATTAATATAGATGTACATATCAAATATATTTATACACTATGGCATGTTTGCTTTAATTTCTTCCATTAACTTCCGCGTATCTTTATCGTTGAGACCCTTTGGTATGCCTTTTCTGAATGCTTTGAAGTCATCTGCAACTGCTGCTCTCCGCATTTTTGTTCCAGAAATGGCAAAGGTATCACCATCAGCATCACGATCTCCAGAGGATATAACATCTAGTTTGCGGAAATAAAAGTCCTTACCATTGTACTTTTTAACCCACTGCATTGCTTGCACTCTATCAGAACCTACAACAAATTTGGCATCATCATATCCTTGTGTTTGTAACTCAGTTAATATCTCTGTAGGTGAACCAGGTATACTTCTAAAATGCTTTGCATAACTAGGGAACATCTTCTTAGCATAATATAATTTTCTATCAGAATCTAATGGGTTAGAACCTTTAGCATCTACAGTTTGTGAGAAGTATATGAACCAATCACAGCGTCCTGCTGTCTTTGCTACTGCTTTAAAATTTTCCGCGTGCCCTACAGTTGGCGGTTGGAACCTACCAAAGGTAAAATACACGCATTTATAGTCAACTATTTCCATGCCTTTGCCAAAGTAAAGTTGATGTAAGAGAACTCAATTCTATTTACGAGTTTGATCATGTCTCCATTGTGATGTAGAACATATCCTTCAGGTGCAGTAACTTTATATCCCATGTCAGTCTGAACATATGTTTTGAAAGTCTCCAGATGATCTAGTTGTGCCATAACAAGATCCTTACACTCTATAATTTTTATATACAACGTAAGCATAGCAACAAAGTTCTGTTCATTCTTTTCCAGATACTCTAGTCCATCATACATCTGCTTTCTTCTTTCCATTATTGTTTTATCTGACTTTAGTTTGTCAATAACAGCACTCATCTTCTCATGATAGAACTCACCTAATGCTTTGAATGTTGTTTGTGCATTACCTATGGATCTACCACCACGTATCTCCGCATTAAAAAACTGTTTTAAATATGATGCTACATGAAATTTCTTGTCACCTGTAGTCCCTATGTTATCTACTATATGATCTAAGAAATTTGCAGACTTCTTACACATGGTATCTACAAGAGATATGTTTTGTTCAAACTTACTTAACACGGATCTGTCTACAGATATGTCATCCATGGGTGTATCGTTTTCTACTAGAAAAACATCTCCTGTGGATTTGAATGTTGGTGCACCCGCCCTTGCAGACATAGTTGCAATGTCACCACCTGTATATGAAGTATGAAATACTATACCTATTTTTGCTTTTGATATCTTTTTACCTAGAGGATGGTCTACAGGTATGCCATATGTGATAGCATTTGGTTTGAAAGTGTATAGTTGTTCGCCATCTACAGTCTCTGTCTTCACATCATCTGTAAACAGTAAGTCACCTTGACAAACTGAATCCATTTGTAGTGATGAAAAATATTTTATACACAATTTTAACTTTGATATAAGGTCAGGACTAGCATCACCATAATACATATCAACATCTGCTTCGTCGTAACATACTTTTGGTTTCTCTTTATTAAAGACTGACTTAGTTCCCACAAAGAATAGACCATTTGCAGGGTGTTTACCACATACAACTGATGGTGCACCATCCCATTTAGTTTGCATGTAACCACTACTAGGTTTCTTACCTAACATACGCAACAATTCCTGCATAGCAGAGACTGATGCCATACATCCTGCAGATCCATGGTTGAGTATCTCATCCTCTATATGTTCTAAGTGTTTGAGTTGGGTTACGTTTGCCATTAAGATACTTTAAAGAAGGGTGCTGACTCTCTGGACTGTGATGTAGCATACAAATAAACTAACTGTGCGAACTCATTTGCACTACCACTCATTAGTTTATCAACGAGTAATAAACCCATGTATTTTGAGAAACTCCACTGTCCTTTTGGGTCTGATTTATCATATTGTTGTTGTATAATCTCAGCATTTATTTCTGATATATTAGTCCTACCCTCTGTGTTCATAGAACCATCTATATTAGACTTATGTGTCTCTGCTAGACGTAATATAGGCACATTTAATGCACCACTCCTTGCTTGACTTTTTATGTTATCGAGGTTGGTGTATAGGGGTGATCCATATACCTGTTCGCATAGTAAATTTATAACACCACCACCTATTTTACCGTGTTTTGCTGCTGATCCTATAACTTCTCCCTGCCATGTCAATCCTGCGTTACCAGATGTATCCCTAAACTGTATGGATAGAGTAACACCAGAGGTATACATCCATACATCTAATGATGTAAAAGATTTTGCATATATTCCATTGAATGTTGCTTGTCTTTTGACCTCTCCCATGTTAATTTCTGTTAGTGCAGCATCCGTGCGTTCAACTTGTTTCAAAGATATACCAATCAATTTTCCACTACGTGCATTCTGCTGTAAAAACTCATTAAATGCTGCAAATGTAGTAAATCCTTTCATCTCAGCAGCAGATACACATGATGTATCACATGCCCAGAGGTCAGCGGGTGTCCATTTGTTTAAGTTAGCAAATGGTTTTGCTTGTATACCAGTCTCAGGAACAATGTGTGTATCTTGAAGTGTTTTAAATGCCTTAGAAAGTGCATTTATAATAGTTCCTTTACCTCTATACCATGTGTAATCTCCACCTTTGAATCTATCATACAATGCGTTTGCAGTTTTATTACTAGACTCTACCCAATCCTGATTATTCTCTAAAAAACTCTTTACTTCTGACCAAGATTTGTCAGTAGATACTTTTGCAGATACCGCTGCGATCTTTCTTTCAGATGGAAAACTATCTATTGGCAAATCGTCTGTTTGATTGAATCTAACAGCAGCAAACCATGCTGCAGCACTCTCAAATAGTGCTGTATTTCCTGCTCCTGCACCAGAACCACCTGTGCTACCAAATGCTCTTGTCTTTTCTATGTTGGTTAATAATATTGGAACAGATTTACTTACATTACCCTGTTGATAGAAGTATTTTAAGACTCTTTTACCACTAAATTGATCAGCAAATCCTTGGTGTATACTATCATCTAATGTATTAGATGCTGTTACCATTTCAGACTCAAGATCTGGGTCGTTAAACTGTATTACTTTATTGCCTTTACCTGATACCTCTATTGGAGTTCCATTTCTAATAGCATCTAATAGCACTGCAATTCTAGACACACCTTTACCAGTGTTATCTCTTTTACTGTAGTCGCCATAGCTCATGCCTGACATGGTTTCTCTCTTTATTACTATTATAGCATATATTATTTAGAAGTGCTTCCAAAACTGGGGTGACAGTAGACCACTTTCTGTATCGGTCCTATGCTTTAATGTCAAAATGATATCACCCGCAAGACTAATTCGTCTATGTTCTCTGGGTTCAGCAGTAGTATAATGTTCAAGAGAACCAGGAAAAATAATAAGATGTTCTGCTTTAGGATTGATAGCATACGCATCAGTGTTGCAGTATCTATTTTCTGTTGAGAATTTGAAGACATCTCCGAATAGGTCGTTAGGGTTTCTTTTATGAAAAACTATAGGATCGCCAGGTGTTTGTATGTAATACACCCATGATATGTGTGCACATGAGTGGTAGTGCATTGGGAACGTTTGACCAGGATCACATATAGTATACCAAGTTTTAACAAAATTAATTTGGAACGTATTATTATCTATATTAAAGTGCTGTAGATACTCTGCTACAGACTTTTTTATCTCTCGAAAGAACGGTGCTAGTCTAGTGTCCTGATGTATCAGAACTTTACCATTCAATTCACCTGTTATCTTGCCAGTAGAATTGTCAAACTTTCCATCATCAAAACTTGTATAGAGTTGGGATAGAAAACCAGTTATTTTCCTCTCATATATGACAAGAGGGAATGCCTGATGAAAATTAGAGGTCGTCTGCTGCACGGTTCTCTGAGTCACCGATGTTAAAACTACCGCCAGGATATCTCTTCTCTAACTTTT